TGATTACGGAAATGAGTACGGATGAGGGATTAGCCAATGTGAAGTATCGTAATGTGCGTTGTAACTTCATGCCTTCCGGGATGATAATTACAAAGAAAGGTGCTTCTTCGGTACGTTTTGATGAAAACGGAAATCCTATAAAAGAGGATAGGACTAATGAAGATACTGGTTTTTCTGATACTATCGTGCAATTACAAGGAGACACCAATGCGACAAAGGTCTTAGAGGTAACCTTGGAATCTGATGAAGAAAAACCGGAGTTTGTGGATATTAGTCCTAAAAATTATGATAAGGAGTTTACCGTTACTGATGCCAGTGTGGTTGAACGTATTTATTCGGCTTTCGGGCAGGAGCCTTGGTATTGTATCCGGATTGGTAAGGTTGGTTTTTCTGGGGATATATTGGAAGATGCTTTTGAATACTATAACTCTATTGTGTCAAAGCAACAACGCATGATTGAACGGGCTTTTCAGAAAATTTTTGCGCATTGGTATGAACCTCTCAATCCTTCCAATGACTTTAGTGTACAACCTCTTAAATATATAAGAAATGCTGCGATGTCTAATAACAACAGATGAGGTCTATAAGTTGGCTCGTACGATGTCAATACACATCGATACGGAAAAGATAGAGGCATATATTCGGGAGTCGGAGAACATTGATTTGAAGTCAGCTTTGGGTGATGCTTTATTCTTAGATGTGAAAGAACATCCGGAAAATTATAGTGAGTTGCTTAATGGTAGTTCTTATACCATAGAATGTGGAGGCAAACGTTCCTTTGTAGGGCTGAAAACGACATTGGCATATTATACCTATGCTCGTATCGTGAAAAATGGAGATGGAAATGTCACCCGTTTTGGATTTGTCAATAAAGATAACGAATATTCATCGCGTTCTGATTTTAAGGAGAAACTTATGGCTTATAATGATGCTTTCTCTGTTGCTGATAGGTATATGAAAGAATGTGTTCGGTATTTGAATGATAATAAAAAAGACTTTCCGCTGTATAGGGGAAGTGGAGGGATTAATGCTAATCGTGTAACTTTTAGAGTACTTGGTGAATAATGCCTGATACACTTGACATATTAAGGAAACTTGCTCTACAGATAAGGAACGCCTCTTCTGAGGGAGAGAATACCGCAGAGAGGGTTGGACGGACATTTATTGGCATTCTTGAACTCATTCAACAAGGAATGAGCATCGAAGAATTATCAAAGGTGTTCCTTCGAAAAGACCAGGCTGACGGCACAAATTTTCTGTTGAAGTTCGGCGAGTTTATCGACTCTATGGTCGCGGGCAAGGGTGCCGGAATATTCCCTGACGGCCGTATGCAGCTGTCCCGCCTCGAGGTCCGCGACAGCCTTACCGTCCTTGAGCTTATCTTCAACCGTCTCTCCGCCATGGAGAGCGACTATTCCTTCTCCGAGTCCGGTACCATCGAAAGTGTATCGCAGCTTGAAGACGGCACATACAGCCTGAAGATGAAGAAACGGTGGGATAACGACTTTACTGCACTGGCAGAAAACGATGTTGTATATGGTGTTGTCAATGACCTTGCATCAGGTGGCGGCAAGTATTATACCTCCTGGCTACGTGTCTTGCATGTTGACATCTCAGCCAATACGATCAACGCTGTGATGTACCCTGATAGCGAGGTGCCGGGTGGCAAGAATTATCCTCCTGAGCCGTTGATGATATTATCACACCGTGGCAACCCGGTTGATACTGAACGGCAGGGTTATTGGTATCTGTCATCCCGTGAGCATTGTATCTGCATGCTTAACGGGGTCACAAAACCCGTCCTTGAGGAAAGCAACTATTCGGTGATCGTCGGCAGGCTGAAGCATCTGTCTCTGTTCGACAACCTGCCCATCAACTACCTGCACTCTTATATCTACGTCCGGGGATTGGTAGCGCAGGACATCCACCGCATCGACTTCCAAGGCGTATTGCCCCGCATCGCCAACGACCGCGGAGAGTGGAACATGGAGACCGCCACCGGAGCAGAACCCTACCAAGCCGACCGCGAGGCACAGACCGAGACCGTACGTGTGATGATGTACGATACCGTGTGGCACTACGGATGCAAGTGGATGTGTCTTGTTTCCGGCACTACCGACGAACCGAAGTACGGAGCAGCGGGCTGGGCAATGGTCGAGGGCAATCCGGATTTCAGCATCGATATAGAAAGCTCCAATGGCTGGTACTTCGATGCGGAGCGTTTTGCGACCACCCTCACCATTACCGGTGAGCTGTACAACCGTGACGTTACGGCGCATATCCTTGACAGTGATGTGGAGTGGACGCGCGATACGGGCAACGTCACCGAGGACAACGCCTGGGCGGTCGCACACGCGGAAACCGGCAAGTCACTGCCGCTGACGGTCAACGACCTCGGCCCCGACTATATGAACATGACCGGGTGCAAGTTCATCGCACGGGTATTGCTGCGTGACGGGCAGAACAATTATGAGACAATGAATTATATAACTTTCTAATTATGCAGACTATACAGAAGAAGATAGAGGTCAACTACCGCCCTCTCCAGACCAGCGGCGGGATAGAGGTTGTCGGCAGCGTGCCGGACGTGCAGGTGTACCAGGCTGACAAGGCCGAGTACACTCCGGACTACACGCTTACCCCCCTGACGCTGTTCCCCCGGTGCAATGCCACCGACCCGGATGCGGTGGTCAAGGTGGGTGCGGTCAACGCGTCATTGGTCAACATGAAGTGGTACGAGCGCTTGAACGGTGTACGGACATTGATTACATCTGCCAACAAGAGCTATGTCATTACCGAGACCGGAGCCGAGAAGGGTAAGATACAAGTGAAAAAGAACGCCGTTCCCGGCAGTCCGGTAACACTGGAGTTCTACGCCGAGTATGTCGATGCGAAGCGTACCGGACAGACGCATGTCTACCGTTTCAGCCGTCTTGTCCGCGCCGTTGACGGCAGCGAGGCGCAGCCTAAGCTGATGGTCGACTCTCCGTCGGCACTTGATTGGAACCCGTGTCGGGACATTGCCAGGCAGGCCATCACCGCCAGACTGCTTGTCGGTGATGTAGATGTCACAGCAACCAACAAGTGCAAGTTCTTCTTCTATCGGAAGCTGAATACGGGCGCACTGGAGCAGATTACCGACGGTAACGGCGACAATGACTGGGAGTTCGTATCACTGACAAAGAACGTGCTTACCATAGACCGGGACTATATCGGCCACGAACAGACCTACGTCGTGAAAGCATCGTACTCGAAGGACGGTGCTCCTTCATCCAAGCCGGACAGTGACATAGACTATGTCTCCACCACCATCCGCAGGCGTATTCCCAGCATCGAGATTGACTGGGAGGGATTTCCGCAGCAGGTGGCAGACGGAACCAAGATGATATACCCGAAACCGGTCATCCGTGATACGGCAGGGATTGTCCCCAATCCCCAGGCCATCCTTGAGTGCGAATGGTACACGAAGGCGGCCGGCGCCTCCTCATACGTGCTGGCCGCTGCCGGGTACTCGCCCTCCATCCCATGCACCGACGGCATGATGCTACAGCTGAAGGTGATTGACAAGGGCCCGTATGCGGCGGTGGTGACATCTGACGGCAAGTACGTGACGGATGACAGCGGTAAGTTTATAGTGGCAAGGAAAAGGGATGTTTAACCATTAATCGATAGCAGTATGGCATTTTATATCAAAGTGACGAGAGAGGTTGCGGACAAGCTGGGAGTGGCAGGAATCCGCAACAGCACTGCCGACGGCAATGTGCTGTTATGGCAGGCCGATGTGGCAGGCTTTCCCGGCGATACGGTATTCGACCGGGCGGCAGTAGTCTGGGGCGTGTGCCTTTCCCCGCAGCAGGCCAAGGGTGAGATAGACGGCGTGGAAGATCCGGTGGAGGTCGCCACTCCGGAGGGTTTCATGGATAAAGACGGGGAGGAGGTGACCGATGAGCGTAGCGAGTAAGGTCGGGCAGGTAATCTTTTCGCAAAAGTCTGGCGTTTACATGCCAGCGATTATGTGCGACAAAGGCGACCTCTATCAAGAGTATGATGGTGAATCGGGTGCTCCGACAAACATAGCCCCCGACTTCACCACGATGAAGCCGACGCTCTCCTTCCTTCTCACCTCCTCACGGGTGGCTGAGGGGGTTGTGGTGCCCTCTTCCATCAGGTGGTATTTCAATGACGTGTTGATAAGCTTCACATCCAACGTTTCCACGAACACGTTCGGCGGCGAGACGGGGCATTTCAAGTACATCCCCTACAAGGCGGGCACTACGAACTATTACGGGCTTCAGATCGTGAAGAACCTGGTGAAGGCGTCGTCCGGTGCGAGCTGCAGCGTCAAGGCGGTGGCTACGGTGACCGTGGGCAACGTGTCGGATGAGGTGCAGTTCGTTTACAGCATCCCTATCACCAAGGGTGTGGGCAACCAGAACGTGGTGACCATCGTTTCCGGAGATGACAAATACTTTGCCATCCGTGAGAAGGGAGGCAGTGTCGTTCTCACGGCAATGGCGAGACGTGGAGCGTCAGAGATCACCTCCGGACTAACCTACAAGTGGTCCAGGATGGTTAACGGTGCCTGGCAGACACTCGTCGACCAGACCGGCAAGAGTCTGACCGTTACGGACAGCCTGGTTGACACTACGGGCATCTTTAAGGTGGAGGTGTCGCAGGGCGGCAATCTGATAGGCCTTGACACGCAGACGGTGATGGACTTGTCAGACCCCTACGACATCATAACTAATCCCAATCCCGAGGATGAGACGATTGTTTCCGGTTCCGGAGGTTCGGTGACTTATACGCCTATCCTTGTCAAGCGGGGACAGACCACGAAGGCAAAGAATATGCTGTTCTATTTTGTCTTTATGGATTCGGCAGGGGTCATTCTCAATCCGGCTACGGCGAATGTGGCTGCGGCAAGCGGTACCTGCACTGAAGCTATGTGCCAGCAGGCAGGCGGCAATGTTTCATGGACAATCTCAACGGCAGCATGATATGGCAAAGAAAGCGTTGGCAAGCAAGACGGGAGAAGTGAAGTATCTCCAGCAGGGACCGATCGGTCCGCTGGTCTATCCGGCTGGAGAATATTCCGCATCCACAGGCTACACCCGTACGGCTCTATCGACACCGATGGTACTGTGTGAAGGTCAATACTACGTGTTGGCTAAGGAGGGCACATTTAGGGGTGTCAACCCCAAGACAGACTATGCGGCAAACGGCAGTAAGGCGACATGGATAGTGATGGACAAGATACAGTATGCCTTTATCGAGGTACTGATGGCGAATTTCGCCAAGCTGGCAAGTGCGGTGTTCTATGGGCAGTATAT